GTTACTTTTGCCAGGTCAGACTCTTCCAACAGTTCAAACACTTCCCGCAAATCTTCAAAAACTTCAGTAGCCAAACCCAACTCGTGGGCCGTAGACATAATGCGAACAGGTCGCCCCCAAATGCGCGGCAGTTCAGTAAGGCAAAACCCCACCAAGGCAGACAACATTGTGGTTTTTCCATTTTGGCGGCCCGTTGAAATCAAAGCAGTGGAAGAAATAAAATTTCCAGCTTCATCATGTTCCAACGCCCCATCCAATGCCAACAATTGCCACGGAAACAACGTGCGGCCTAAATGCCGTTCACTCCAATCACCCACCAAAACCGAGTAAGAACCAAACGCCCCAGTGGGCGTAACCAGCCGAGGCTGCTCCACCCCAACGCCAACAGTCCCAACCGTTTCACAAAGGTCTTGAACCGAGTCATGACTATCCCCAGAGATATACAGAGAAGGGGTCGGGGTCATTATTTTTTCGTTTTTTAAAAAAGTTTCGGTTATTTTTGGTTTTTCTGTTTTTTTGGGGTTTTTTTGTGTTTGGAGGTGTTCTGCTCTTGATTGTTGTTGGGCTATTCGTTTGGCGTTTAGGTATCTGTTTCCGCGTGTTGAGTTGCATTTTTTGCAGCTTCCACAAAGGTTTTCTAGGTCGTCTGTGCCGCCTCTGTCTACTTCTATGAGGTGGTCTGCTTCTGTGCTCGGGGCCTTGTGGCACCAGTGACAGATGGGTTCATTCTCGAGCACTATGCGGCGGTTGTGCATGAACTCTGGGCTGTTTCGTTTGGTCATTGTTTTCCTTTGTTGTGGGTATGTTACTAGCGCCCTTGGGCTGTGCCCAGCGGTTGCTTTCTTGTGTGTAAACATGGTGGTGGTTTGTGCCAGCCCCCACTTCCAGTAAGTAACTGTGGCAGGTGGTTTGTTTAGGTCGGTCAGCCATTCGCCTTTTATGTCGTTAGGGAACGCTGCACTGGCGACTTACCCCAACAACCTTTCAGGTAAGTCATCTTGGGTGATTGGGCGCGCCAGCTCTACCCACGTTTCCGTGTGTTACGCCTGCACAGTGCAATCCCGTACGAGGCCATGGTCGTATTCAGTTGTAAAAGTTGGTGGCTTGGCAACAGAGACAAAAGCAACTCTGCCACTCACTTAGGGAGCCAAGTTTCCTACCACCATTTAATTCTTTCGTATGCCTTGGATAATGGCAATGCCGATGGATATTAGCAGGGCGTACCAGGCTAGGACTATCAACGGACACGCCCAATCTTGGAACGCCGCATTGCAGCTACATTGTCAGCACCAAAAGCAAACAGGCAGGTGTGAATAAATATGCCGCCCTGGTCAAACTTTAGGTTTGGTGGCATAGCCATTACAGCGTCAGCTTCTTCCCATAGACGAGCGAACCATTTGGTTTTACCCATAGGCACTAAACAAATGCCGTGGTGGTGTTCAATAAATTTGTAGGCCCAGTCGTTTGTTTTACTGAATGGTGGGTTCATCCAGACATTGCCAAACCATGGGCTTGCAAGGCCGTCTGTTTCTTGGGTGTAGAAATCTCGAGCGCTGTTGTGGGGTGGGCCTTCTGGTGGACAAGCCACGTCAAGGTCAAAGGTTATGCCTAAAGCTTCAAACACCCACTTTGGTGTCCAATAATCATCGCTGGTTCGTTCTTCTTGTGGCATAGGAAACAGGGCTTCCTGATTCAGCATGAGGCCAGCCTTTGCGCAATAAAATCTAAATCGCTAGGCCGCCATAAATAACATTCGGCATGGCGTTCCAATGAACTACGCCAATAGTCCTGGGCCACAGTTGTTTTCCCTTTTTCGGTTTTAAGCTCGGCAAAAATAACCCCTTTATCTTGATGGGCCATAACGAGGTCGGGAAACCCAACGCTTCCCATTGTCATGTACCTACCTGTGCGGGTCATAGAAGGCTGGCTGTGGTGAACTACCCAGCCGTGCAAATAAGCCAGGGCTTTTACCTGTTGCATAAATGAAGCCTCACTTATAGGCAGCATTAAAATGGCTCTTCAGGCGTGTCGTATGTGGGAGCTGGCTGTTCCCCGTTTTTGAGGCTGTCAATGTATGCCGATGCTTCTCTTTTGCTAAAGCTTTGGAGGTTGTGCGGTGGAACTTTGCCCATTGATTTGCAAACGGCACGAATCATGTTCTGCTGCTTTTCGCTGGCAAGGTTGCTGTTTTCAGTAATGGTGGTGTCACCTTGCATCCTTTGAACTTTGCCCATTTCTTCGCGGCTTGGGCGTTTGGTGTAATCGGAACCACTGAGGCCCGCGTTACTTAATGCCCTGCCCAAAGCGCTCGTTTCACAATTCTCAACGTGGGAAGTTTTATTTACATTTCCCTGGTTGCGTATTTCTTCAGCCCAGCCTGTTGCAATAATTTCGCCATCTATCCATAGTTCACATTTAAAGACGGCAACGTCAGAAAGGTAGTGCACCAGGTCTGTTATAACGCGCGCGTCTGGGTGTGCTTTTAGGAACCTGTCCAACCTGCTGGCAACGGGCTCGTAGTCCTCAAGATTAAAGCCCACGGGCGTGCTCCTTTTCTAAACGGTCAAGTTCAGCGTTGCAATAGTCCAGGGCTTTTTTTAGCACTTCAATTTCTTGGTCTTTAGCCCAAAGCAAATCAGCAAGGTCGTCATTGTGCGTATATTCACTCATCGCTTGCCACCTGTGCAGCTGTGACGTCATAAACAAGGCCTTTGGCTGGCCCACTGCTGTTCATTGATGGGTGCCATTCGTGGCGTATTGCTTCAGCAATGTTGGGCAAAGCATGAAGCGCGCCCACAGCTTCGAGCACCAGGCTGGATTCTTTGAATCGCAACTCAAGCGCCAGGTTGTGGCTGAGGTTAGTTAGTTTGGCAATTAGTTCGCCTGTTGATGTTTCCATTTGTTTTTCCTTTGTTATTTTCCTGAAGTTGCACGCCAGTGACCAAGGCCACCATTCTTGTATAAGTAGCCAGCCACTTTTACATTGCATTGCACATTGAGCAGGGCTTTTATCACATCCTGTTTCTTACAGACTGCCCGTGTCACAGTAGCCCAAGAGCCTTGAATCTGCATGAGACCGACATCGGGGCGGCCTGTTGATTTGCGTACAACGGACAGGCTGGCAGGGTTGCAGCGAGACTCCCTGTATGCAATGCGGGACATTATGGGCACAACTTTGGCAGGGAAATGCTGGGCAAGCAGTGATTCCCATTTGGGGCATGAATTAGCAGCTGCACTTGCTGGCGCTGGGGTGAATAAAACGGTGGTAAGCATAAAAGCCATAAATAATTTCAGACCTTTTCCAATTCTGTTGGCGGCCCCCATGAAGCCCAAGGCTGTGCACGTTTGCACACCTGGGTATATTCAATCAGGCCTGTGGATAAATCCGTGAAGATTTGAACCATGGTTAATTTGTCTTTAGACCTTAGGACTGTATAGCCCCAAGTTTGTGGTTTTTCGGTCATGGCCTGTTAGCCATCATTTTGAGGTATAGCCAGCAGGAAACCCAGCCCATTAAAAAGGACCAAATAAATTGTGAATCGGTCATTGGTCGTACCATTCGCTAGTCATTAGTTCTTGCACTTGGTCTGGCATAAGCACAAACCCTCTAGATGGGTTGTCTGAATTGGCTGCAAAGTCGCGCTTTTGTAGCAAGTCGCGGTTTAGTTTCAAATACCTTTTTAGACGTGGAACGGACACCAGGGTAAAGGCCCCAGGTGCAAAGCGGTAACCCCACCATTGGGCTGTTGTTACATTGATGCCAGAGTCTTGCCATTCGCGCCCTGTGGGCTTCTGCTGGGTTTCTACTGCCATTCTGCCATTGCGGTAGCGGTCTGCTTTTACTTCAATTTGAGCGCCTTGTACGGCGTCAAAAAATTCCACAAGTTCAGCTTCGCCTGCCCTGCCATAGGCAAGGTCTACCGTAAAGTCATAGGCGGGCAAATACCCATTGGTTAGTTTTGTCATGTTTCCTGACTTCCTGCCATTTGAGTGGCATTTGGTACTTTACACAATTTGAGAAGTCAGTGGTGGATTCCCCAATGGAAACAAAGAAACCCACCACCTAGCCCCAGCCACGCTCAAACGAGCTGGGAGTCCTTATGGCTTTGGAACACTACGCCAAACAGCCTCATAGTCGCCAGCGGTCATGTCTGCATATTTCGGGGCAAGTTCCACATGAATCCAGGTGCCTTTTTGGGAGCCGCCGTTGTCGTCTGCTGTCCAGTCTTTCCAGCCCCTGCCGATACGCCATCCACGGCCCCACTTTTCACAGCCTTTTTTAGTAATTCCTGAGTAATCATGAACCTCCTCTAAGCCGAGGGCGGCAGCGTATTGCACAAACCACAGAATGGCTTGCTTGCCAGCTGCTTTATCTGTCCCGTATGACGTGTCAAGCGCTCGAGCAGTGCTGTGCACAGACATAGCGCCTGGCTTGCCTTTAATGTCGCGTACTACCCAAGTACCTAAGTTTGCAAAACCCCAGCGTTTGTTGCATAGAACTACAAAGCGTTCAGTGCCTGGGCGTTTTGCTGTTGCTACGCCGTCACTGGTTCCTGTGTATTTGCTCATGCTTCTGGGTCTTTCGGTTTATCTTTGAGCCCGTTACCAGCTAGGAGGCCAATGAGCCCGCCTGAAAGTGTGAGGAGCATGCTTGACAGCACAGAAATTTGGGCCGCGTCAAGTTCCGCCATTTTTTCAGGCTGGGTTACAAAGAGCAATCCGTACAAAATTGTGAACACTGAACCCACAAAAGACAGGGTTAAGCCAATAGCCACAATCATTACAATGCGGGCCTTTATTTCTTCATTGCTGTGTCTGTTGTCTGGTTTCATCGGCATTTTGCTCCTG